CTGTTGATTTGTTATAGGCAGCAGTAGATTCTGGAGTTATGTCGCTGTTGCGTTGGACATTGCTGTTCTGCGGTAGATTTGCATAATCGTAGTTGTCTTGATAAGGTAAACGTATCAAATTCAGTTGCTGAGTGAACTGCCCTTGTTTGAAGTCACTGGTAACCTGTAGCACCTTATACAATCCTGAAAAGATGCTGGTTTTATAATTTGAATTAAATTTTATCAAACCTGTGCTTTCATCCATGTCAGTTGGTGTTTTAAACATCAATCTCACATATATTTCTGTATAGTCTGTGCGTATACTACCATTGGGTGTCAATCGAGGGTCACCTACAGTGTTGATACCTTGACGTCCATCTAACACACTGTTGGTGCTGGTAGTAGGCAGCAATGGACTATAGAAACAGTCGTCTTGTTTGATAAACTGCGGATCACCTACGATAGTCAACTGCACGTTTAGCATGTCTGCAGCAGACAGTGTCATGAGGCTGTCTTCTAGATCTGCTACTGCTACTGATACTGGGCTAATCGATCCGCCGGTGGCACGTGCTTTGGCATTGTATACCTGTGGTTTGACCTGCATGGGCATAACCCCGCCTGGTGCTTGGTTACTGCCTTGATAGGCTCCTGAATTTTGATTGGCAGCATTTTGAGCTGTTGCTGTAGTGTCGGGTGCTTTATACAAAGACGAAACTGCTGATCTATAGGCAGTCTGTGCTGTATAATATAAAGTATTAAATGTTAGATCAAAGGTGATTATATCGTCATTCTTGCCTGTGTAGATATAATTGTATTCTTTCATGACTTCTACTGCTTTGCCCTGGGGTGCTACATCACTTTTAACATTGTAAATAGTGTAAGGTTGCACGCTGTAGGTATAGTTTTTAGCAGTGACATTGCGTATAGGATCAAATTTACCTACCGTGACTGTAGGAACGATCTTGTACCAATTCAATGGTTGGTTGGCATTTTGTGCTTTCTGTGTCAAGTATGTCTGAGGATCTACCCCATCAGGTATAGCCATCTGGCCTGTTATGTAGCTGCTGTTACGCATGACATAGTCAATGACTTTGTCTATACTAGTACCAGCATTGATGCTCATGGTTCTCACATTGTGATTATATGCTGTTGACTGTTGGCCTAGATTGCTTTGTCTAATAGATGTGGTATTTAGAGGGTTAGCCATGGTAGTGTCACGACTGCTGAGTGCACCACCTGTGTTGATACCTGCTTGCGCTATCTTGGGATTGATATCAAAATTATAAGTGTCTGGCACGCCGATCTTGTTATTGTTGGATAGATCATTATTCCAACCATTTAATGCGTCAGCAAAGCTCTTGTTATCACCGTTACCAGAACTGAAGAATTCTCCTACACTGCTGGCTGCTATTTCAAAATTTGCAGGGGTGCTGACTGTGGCCTGTGTGAATGCTAGGCTGTTATAAGGCACAGCATTGATCTGATAGGTAGCACCTGTGACTGATGCTGTGATATTCATCTGTGTTAGTTTGATTGGTATGACCTTGGTAATGCCCGGAATGATTCCTACGATAGTGCCTGTTTCATCACTGGCAAAGAAATCGATCTGTAAGACATAGACCATATCGAGATAATTTGACGCATTTATTTCTGGATCATTGGCTTGATCTAACAGTCTGTTGATCAGTGTCATGCCATAGGGTTCAATTATGGTAAATCTAAATTCGATAGCATTGGTGTTTCTACTGTGTGCATTAGTACCAATGATTGTGGTCATGTTCAAGTCTTCAAAATAGAAGTCTTGGCTGAAATATGGGCTGCGTATAAATTGATTAGCGCCAGGGGTGTTGTTATATCGACCAGCTGATGCTATCAACACTCTATTGGGAGTATAACTGCCAGTGTTGACTACGTTATTGTATTCGTCTGGATTCAACAAAGCCAAACTCAATCCATAGGTATAACTGGGATATTGATGCAGGACATTGGTCAGAGGAATACGATAGTCAACGAAGTCTGGACTCAATCCACTTCCAGACAATGTTCCAGTGGCGCCAGTCCACGGTGTACCGCTCAGTGTTGGTTTATTTTCAGGGGCTGGTTCAGCAGCATTACTGACATTAAGATCGCTTAGTGTAGTCGGCGGGTTGGTGATATTGTTATTTTCTTGCGGAGTAACAGGTGTGGTATTATCTACTACGGCTGTTGGTGCAGTGTTATCAATTTGATTACTAGCAGTATTTGAATCAGCGGTGGCCTGCTGTTGAGCTCCTAGTTGTTGCTCTTCTGCTGCTTGGCTCTGGTCATACTGCGCCTGTTGTTCGGCTGTGGGCGGAGTGTCACTAAACGAAGACAAGCCTGTGTCGAGATTATAATATCTATATCTTCCACTGACCGGGTCTATGCCAAGATAGTCTATGCCTGTGGTTTGAACACCAAATAAAGCCATCCGTTATAACCCCAGTGCGGCTGTCACGGTATCTTTGGTTGGGATATAAATCGTTGCACCAGGTAAGAAATCGAAAACAGGATCTTGTATGATATTTGGATTACGCATGGCAAACACCCACCATAATGCCGCATCACCGTATAAGTCATAGGCCAACAAGTCTGGACGATTGCCATAGATACTATTGATCTGATACTGCACATCACTGGTGTTGTAAGGGATCACTGGCAAGGTAGCTATGTCTAAGAAAAACGCATAGGTCTGTGTTTTACTGTAAGGGCTAGCTTTGCTATAGGTAACTGCTGAACTCATTATAGGAATCCTCCATATCCTCTGGCCTTGTCTTGTAATAGTTGGCCAGCGGCAAATTTATTAAGATCAAATCTGTTGTGTAGATTATCTCTACTGTAAACAGGTTTGAGTGTGATCTGTATGGTACTGATTGTGGGCACGCGAGTAGAAGTAGTCAGTGTTTGGAACTGTGTCTGCTGTCCTGGCGGTAAGAATGTCGACGGCAATTGATTTGGTAATGATCCTGCAGGGCTAGTCAATCCATTTTGTCCAAGGCTGAGATTATCATAGTTGACATTGACATTTTGCAGTGTGGTAGATGCTATAGGCACTTCAATATAATCAACTTCAGCACTCAGCTGATGATTAAAACTGCTGATCACACAGGGCACGTGTGGAAAATAGTGGCTGCCATACCCATCTAAGAATACCATAGGTGGTGGATTACCTACATTGGTTCCGGTACCAAAGAACATTTTGGTTGCGGCACGGAAAAAGTAAACTGCTGCCATCAAGTATTGGCCTTCTGTAACACTCTGCACAGAGAAATCTCCACTTATGGTGATATCCTGCACCTGGCTGTTTTGGTAAAATGGCATTGGATAATTGCTGTGCGTGGGATTTATCGAAGTATATGAAGCATCATGTTCTACAGATATCTGTGGTGTATAAGGGAATATCACGCCATTGGTTGCGATCAATGGGGCCATGATGGCATTTGATCCTGTAGGATCTTTATAAAATATCTGCGCACCATCTGCGAGGCTGATTCGCACTCGCCAATCATTTTCACTGCTGCTGGCTGCGCCTAATGGTCCTGTGACACTTTGGAAGGCCACGCTGGGATTCACTGGTGGTGCGCTGGCCAAGCCGCCTAGATTAAGTCCTGAAGCACCTAATCTGGCATTGCTGGGATCTGTCAGCCCTGCTACACTGGGATCAAATGCTCCTGTGGTGTTAGTACCGGTACCTGTAGAACTATTATACCCAGGCTGTAGTAGATTCTGCGCTTGTTGCTGTGGTGTAAAGTCTGTGGCCACACTGGTAACACCGCCTACTGGTGTTGGCTGATTACCGTATGCTGGATTATTTGGGTCGTAACCGCCACCGATACTACCAATCGATAGTCCACCTTCGCTGGGCGGAGTAGTGTATGCTGAACTGGCTGCCGCAGTAGTAGGAGTGCCAGTGGGCAATGATATGTATCCGTCTGCGGTGTTGTCTACGTTAGTTGCCATATTTTACCAAATACCTCTTGTATAACATATTTATCGGCTATATAATAGTAGTAGTTAAAAGGAAACCCTTGCATGAGAAAAGTAAATTATCTTAACAATAAAGACATATTGAAAGAGATACACAAGAGCAAGTTGACGTATTGCAGTTTCGTCGACGATTCAGTAAAAAGCTACGACATGATTGTTTTAGGCGTAGACAAGATCACCAAAAAAGTCATTCAAGAAGCACGTAAAGCTCGTTCTGAGCGACTAGCAAAAGAAGCACAAGAAGCAGAACTATTATTAGGTAACAAGCGCAAGTTAGATGAATTTCTTGTTCCAGCTAAAGATATCCCACAGACAGATGTAGTGTTCCGTGTAATGACTTGGGAACATATACCTATCGACGAAGCCAAACAGAAAAAAGCTGATGCTAAAGCACAAGAAGAATACGACGAAGAAAATTTTGAAACAGAATACGACGAAGAGCCCATCTCAGTAAAAGGTCCTGCAAAATATACCAAAGTTAATTTTCCCCCTTTCCAACACTACAAGGTAGATGAAGAAGGAAATCCCGTATGTGTGGGAAAGAGCCATTGGAAAGGCGGAGTTGAAAAAGGCAAGTTCTCAAAAGATCACGGTACCATGACTGCTAAACTGGCACACATGTTTATCAAACTATGTGAACGCTATGCTACTCGCAGTAACTGGCGTGGTTATACCTACAATGATGAAATGCGTAGCCAAGCATTACTACAGTTAAGCCAGATTGGCCTACAGTTTGATGAGGCTAAATCGCAGAATCCATTTGCCTACTACACAGCGGCTATCACCAACAGTTTCACTCGTGTGCTAAACATTGAAAAGCGCAACCAAAATATCCGTGATGATATCTTAGAAATGAATAATTATTCACCTAGTTACACACGCCAAGGTGATTGGGGTGCTGGTGGTGGACATTACGAAGAATAGTTAAAAGATATTATATCTGCCAGTCGCCTAGTAATAAATACTTTATAGGAGATTGGCAGAAATGAAATACAAAAAAGATTATTACGGTTATGTTTATGAATGGACTAACATTAAAAATGACATGAAATACATAGGGTCTCATTATGGTGCTGTAGACGACTATTATACGGGTTCAGGAAAAGATTTTATGGTAGCTTATAAGAATGCTCCACAAGATTTTACCATGCGAGTATTAGAATATGTTACTAAAAATAATAAAAAGTTAGTGTTAAAAACAGAAAAGAAATGGCTTGACTCCATACCAAATATAAAAGATAATCCTCTGTATTATAATCTTAATAATGATGCCGCAGGTGGGTTTGGGTATATAAAAGAAGAACATATCATCAAAAGAGCAGAGACATTAAAAAGAAAACATGCTGACCATGGGTTAAGCAAAGCTGAAAAACAATCTTATAAGAAAAAAATACAAACCAGATTGGATAGAATAGCAAAGACTGGTTTTACTGAAAAAGAAAAAGAACAACATTCAAAATACAGTATCATGGTACAGGTAACATTACCAACAAACGAAGTGCGGGTTTACCAATCAATTGGTGCCGCAGAAAAAGACTTAAAACTTAATATTAAATATGGC